GTTAAGGTTACCCTATTGATACTTAAATTAGATTCACTCAGCGTGATGTATATAAAAAAGTGCTCTTTTATAACTAAATAATCTAAAAAAAGTGTACTTTTTTCACCAAAACAGTTTACAATGCGCCCAAACTATGATATAATATACCTATATTAAATGATAAGGACCTACATTATGAAAGATATGAAAATCTCAACCCAAAACATCCTAAATGAACTGGCTACGAACTACCCAGATCAGACTTCGTTTCGAAAAGGTCTGATAGAAAGTACTGGTAAGGCTATGGGTTATACCGGTAAAGACTACAATCCTCTTATGCAAAAGGAAAACAGAGTTAAAATCGGAACTTATGATCTAACAAGTATGCTTCAGCCAGTTGAATCAAATGTGATAGATATATCACCAAAGGCTAAAATGCAATCAATTGTTAACGAAGAAAAATCATTCGCAAAAGCGGATCCTACATTTGTTCCATGGGGAGCGTTCAGTGACATCGTTAAGATGGTCAAATCTGAAATGTTTTTCCCAGTCTATATTTCTGGTCTATCTGGTAACGGTAAGACCTTCATGGTAGAGCAAGCTTGCTCAAAACTAAATAGGGAGTTCATACGTGTTCAAATCAATCCTGAAACAGACGAAGACGATCTCATTGGAGGTTTTAGACTTATCGATGGAGAAACTGTATTCTCTAAAGGGCCCGTTCTTAAGGCTATGGAGAACGGTGCTATACTATTGTTGGACGAAATCGATAGAGCTACAAATAAAATTATGTGCTTGCAAGGTATACTTGAAGGCAAGCCTGTTTTGGTTAAAAAGACAGGTGAAACAATTACTCCTAAAGCTGGCTTCAATGTTATAGCAACAGCCAACACTAAGGGTAAGGGATCAGATGACGGTCGATTTACAGCAGCTTCTATTATCGATGAAGCTTTCTTGGAAAGATTTACTGTTGCGATCGATCAGAAGTTTCCATCTCCATCAATCGAAACTAAGATTCTGAATAACCACATGGCTAAATTTGGAGCTGATGACAGCGACTTTGTTGATAAGCTTATCACATGGGCTGATATTATTCGTAAGACTTTTTATGATGAAGGCGTTGATGAAGTTATTTCAACTCGTAGACTTTGCCACATTGCTCAAACATATTCTATCTTTAAAGACAGATCTAAGGCGATTGATCTATGTATCGCAAGGTTCGATGAAGATACAAAGTCTGCCTTTTTGGATCTATACAGCAAAGTTGATGCTGGCATCGAAGATATCGAAGCCACTGACGTTGTAGAACCTGATCAAACCTTTGAGATGTAATCAACCGGAGAAATTTAAATATGAAAAAACAGAAACAACACATTGATTATAAGTTTCGCGAAAATGAACTTATATCCGAATTTAGCGAATATATTGATAAGACTTATGGTGGTCACTATGGACAAGGTGGCCTCCAATCATCAGAGGTAATCATTGACCGTGGTCATGGCATTGGTTTCTTCTTAGGAAACGTTGATAAATATAACGGTCGTTACGGAAAGAAGGGAGATCCTTCAGATCATCGTAAAGACTTGATGAAAATTATTCACTATGGTTTCTTAGCATTATATGAACATGACCGCAAAAATAAGTGAAATAAACGTTTACATTATGACAAAACTATGTTATAATATACTATTAAACAATAAAGGTACAATATGAAAATCTCAAGTGAAACAATCAACATCCTGAAAAACTTTTCAGGCATTAACGCAAATCTGGTATTTAAGCCAGGTAAAGAACTCAAAACTCTTTCAGAAGCTAAAACCATTATGTCAACTGCTTCAATTCTAGAAGACTTTCCAGTAGAGTTTGGTGTATATGATCTCAATGAATTCTTGTCTTTGTTTAGTCTTATGGATGAGCCTGAACTCGAATTTAGCGATAAGTTTTTAACTATGTCAGATGGTTCTCAAAAGATTAAGTATTTCTATTCTGAAATCGATATTCTTACTCAGCCAACCAAAGACATTAACATGCCAGAATGCGAAGTTATTCTTGATATCTCATCTTCTAATCTAGATAAGATTCGAAAAGCAGCTGCAGTTCTTGGTCATTCAGAACTAAGTTTTAGTAGCCAAGGCGATAGTGTAGTAGCTTCTGTCTTTAATGAAAAAGACGCAACAGCAAATACATTTGATATCGATCTAGGTACAACATCTAATGAAATCTTTAATTACGTATTTAGTATTTCTAATTTGAAAATGCTACAAGGTGATTATAAAGTATCGATTTCATCTAAGCTAATCTCTAATTGGAGAAACGCTGATAATCCTTTGGATTATTTTATTGCTTTAGAGAAATCGTCAAGTTTCGGTGTATAAATAATTATACACAAAAAAGAATTAACCTTGTTATGTTTATATAATAAGGATAATATGGAGATTGCCGAATTGTCGGGATCTCTTAAATTAGTCTAAAACCCGGAGAAATACTATGACTGAACTACAAGATAAAGTCCTTCCACAAGAAGGCACTGAAGAGCAACAAGCTCCAAACCTATCCTTACAGGACATCGCAACTTTCGTACAGATTATCGATATCTGTTCTAAAAGAGGTGGCTTTGAAGGCCAAGAAATGGAAGCTATTGGTGGCTTACGAAACAGAACAGTAGCGTTTCTAAATGCTGCGTCTGCAGAGCAAGGCGAGAAAGCTCCAGAAGGTATGGTACCAGCAGGTGCAGATCTTCCTGAAGAAGTTGAAGGCGAAGTAGCCTAATACTGAATTAGCTTATTGCGGAGGTAGCTCCTTCGCATTTTTATTAATTTTATTATGAAGGATATATTATGGATCGCAATGAATGTGCTCGTTTAATCGAAGCATTACAAAGAGGTACTGTTACAGTAACCTTTCAAAAGATTGACTCAGATGAAGTACGAGTCATGCCATGTACTCTCAACGAAAAACTGTTATTAGCTAACGATCAAAAAACTGTTATTGAATCAATTAGTCCAGACTGCGCACATTTGGCGGTATGGTCTCTTGACAAAGACGCTTGGCGATCATTTAGAGTTTCAACTGTTCTTGGTTGGGAGGTACTTTAATGTCAGAGTTTCTTTGGGTTGAAAAATATCGTCCACAAAAAATTCAAGATTGTATCTTACCTAAACACATAAAATCAACCTTTGAAGATATTGTTAGAGGAGGTGACCTACACAATATGCTTCTTACCGGCACAGCCGGTCTTGGTAAAACTACAGTCGCGAAGGCTTTATGTAACGAACTTGATTTAGACTTTCTCTTAATCAATGGATCTGAAGAGTCTGGTATTGATACATTGCGCAATAAAATTAAGCAGTTTGCGTCTTCTGTTTCTCTCCAGGGTGGCTACAAAGTAGTCATCTTGGACGAGGCAGATTACCTAAACGCTCAATCAACGCAACCAGCATTACGTGGTTTTATTGAAGAGTTTAGTAATAACTGCCGATTTATTCTCACATGTAATTTTAAAAATCGTATCATTGAACCACTACATTCTCGTTGTACAACAATCGAGTTTAACGTTTCTAAAAAGGACGCAGCACCACTATGTGGACAGTTTCTCAAACGATGTACTAACATTCTAAAAGATGAAGGTATCAGTTATGACGAAAAGGTAGTTGCCGAATTAATTATGAAACACATGCCAGATTGGCGTAAAGTTCTTAATGAACTTCAGCGTTATGGTAGTAGTGGTAATATTGATACTGGCATTCTTGTATCTTTATCTGAAGTTTCTCTTAATGATCTTATGATTCATTTGAAAGGAAAAAACTTTAAGGGTATGAGACAATGGGTAAGCAATAACATTGATTCTGAACCAGCTGCAATTTATCGTAAAATCTATGATAATATGAATGACTATATTGATCCACAAAGTATACCTCAATTGGTACTTATTTTGGCTGATTATCAATATAAGAATTCATTCGTTGCTGATCATGAACTTAATACTGTTGCTTGTCTTACTGAAATAATGGCTGGGGTTTCGTTCAAATGAACCCTTTTGAATATTTAAATGCCATTAACACAACCAAAAAGGATTTGATGGTTGATGATGTATCGGAAAAAGCGTATAGTCCATTTATGGTAAACCGTGGACTGTCGTATTTTCCTGATACAATCCTCTATGCAAATGAAATGAATTTGAATCATCACATTGACAGTCGTCTTCAGTTCGATTTTCTTATAAATATAATTAAGAAGAAACGAAGGTTTTCAAAGTGGGCTAAGCCTATGAATATAGAAAACCTAGAGCTGATAAAAGAATATTATGGATATAGCAATGAAAAAGCTAAATCTGTTCTGTCATTACTAAACGATGATCAAATTAACGAATTGAAGATGAGGATTTACAAAGGTGGAAAACGAAAATAACGCAGAAGTCCAATGGACTCCAGTATCTATGCTGGAAATTACTCTTAATGAACCTGATGATTTTTTAAAGATTAGAGAAACATTAACGCGAATCGGAGTAGCTTCTAGAAAAGATCAAAAGCTATATCAGTCATGTCACATTTTGCACAAACAAGGTAGATACTTTATTGTGCATTTCAAAGAACTGTTTTTATTAGATGGTAAACCTTCTAATCTATTGCTTAATGATATTCAACGTAGAAATACAATTGCTACGCTATTATCAGACTGGGGACTAGTTACTTTCGTTACTCCAGACCAAGCAAAGGATATTGCTCCATTAAGACAGATTAAAGTTATTCCCTATAAAGAAAAATCTGAATGGACTCTATGTCCTAAGTATAATATAGGAAATAATAATAATAATGGAAAAGAAAATTAGAAAAGCATGGAAGCAATTTCATAAATTTATGAAGTCCGGAAGGATTAATAAAGTTTGCAACAAATGTTTAAAGTAACAATTAAAGCTGTATAAATATAAGTGGATGCCGAATTGGTCGGGTCCATATATTAACCTTGCTATATATAGGAGGAACTAAAAATGGTAAGAAATACTATGAACGTACCACGTTCACTATTTATCGGGTTTGAACCCATACTAAATGAACTTGAGAGAATCCACTCTGCTGGAAGATCACAAGACAATTATCCACCCCACAACGTTGTAAAAATCGATAATGAACATTTCATTATTGAATTAGCTGTTGCTGGATTTACGAATGATGACATTAGCATCGAAGTAAAGGATGGTATTCTATTAGTAAAAGGCGATAAATCTGTTAATGATGATCGTGAATACGCACACAAGGGTATATCATCCCGCAAGTTCGAGAAGTCCTTCCGACTCTCCGAATTTGTTGTAATTGACGGGGCTGATCTTGTGAATGGGATACTTGTGGTTAACGCCAGAGTCGAAGTTCCAGAAGAGAGGCGTCCTCGGAAGATCGAAATCGGATCTACTGGGACATCAACGAAGAAGGGTTTACTCAATGAGTAAATCCGGTGAGCAGCGAAAACTCAGTGGGTTGTAATAAACTATCTACTGGAGTCAGACTATGGGTTACATACGTAAGCACAAGCACGACATTAGGTCTGGATTCGAAGCAACTTTAATGATAATTGGAATACTAAGTATATCACCATTTATTGTCATCATTGCATCGATTTCATACTAAGTCATTTTAAGAAGACGGGAGGGAGTAATCCTTCCCAACTTTTTTTAAATAAACGTTTACATTCATTGAAAAGTATGATATAATATACTATTATTCGATATGGTTATACTATGAAATTTTACACATCTATCTCACGCTATGGCAATAATCTTCTTTACAGAGGTTATAGCAATGGTAAAAAAATCCAAACAAAAATCAAGTACAAACCGACATTCTATGTCAATACACCTAATCCTACACCATTTAAAGCTTTAGATGGAACAAAAGTTGCGCCTATCAAATTTGAAGATATGCGTGAAGCTAAAGATTGGCTAGCAGCAAATCAACATACTGCAGGCCGACATATTTACGGTAACAACAAACATATTCCAGCGTATATCAATGAAGCATTCCCTGGCAATATTAAGTTTGATCGTAACCTTATTAACGTAACAACAATCGATATTGAAGTACAATCAGATGCTGGCTTTCCTGAACCAGAACATGCAGCTCATGAAGTAACAGCAATCTGTATGAAAAATAATATTGACAACACGTTCTATGTCTGGGGTCTTAAAGACTATGACGTAGAAAAAACATACATGACAGAAAATCGTGTAGTATACGAAAAGTGTATGACTGAATCAGAACTTCTATTGAAATTCATTGCTCATTGGTCTTTACCATCGCAGTGCCCTGATGTAATCACTGGGTGGAATTCGAGGTTCTTCGATATACCATACCTTGTTAATCGTATCATTAAAATCCATGGCGAAGAGTTCGTTCGTAGATTATCTCCCTGGGGTTTGATCGATCGTCGTGATGTCAATACAATGCAGCGTAAACAGTGCGCTTATGAAATTCAAGGTATCGCTCAAATGGATTACCTTGATCTATTTCGTAAATTCGGTTACTCGTATGGTCCACAAGAATCATACAAGCTTGACAATATTGCTCACGTAGTACTTGGAGAACGTAAGCTTTCTTATGAAGAACATGGTAACCTTCATACTCTTTACATTCACGATCATCAAAAGTTTATTGACTACAACATTAAAGACGTAGACTTGGTAGATCGCTTCGAAGATAAGATGGGTCTTATTACATTAGCTCTTACTATGGCTTATCGTGGTGGTGTTAACTACGGCGATGTTATGGGTACAACTGCTATATGGGATTCTATTATCTTTCGTAATCTACATGCAAATAACGTCATTGTTCCATTTGGCGAAGAAAAGTTTAAATCACCATATCCAGGCGGCTTTGTAAAAGATCCACATGTTGGAATGCACGAATGGGTTGTTTCTTTTGATTTGAACTCACTGTATCCATCAATCATTATGCAAAATAACATGTCTCCTGAAACTATTATCAATGGCAAAGTTGCTAATGTTACTGTTGATAGTCTTCTAAGTGGCGATGTTAAACCTAAGCTTGAAGCTAATGAATGTGCTTCAGCTTCAGGTCAGTACTTTACTACTGATGAACAAGGTATCCTACCAAAAATCATTGACGAAATGTACAGTGAACGTGTTGTAATTAAACGCGCAATGATCAATGGTCAAAAGGAACTTGAAAAGGTTGACAAAAACAACAAACAAGAATTGTATCGAGTTCAACGCGATATTAACATCGCAGAAAATCAACAAATGTCTATTAAGATTCTTCTAAACA